TGTGTCAGAGCACAACCGCGAACTGTGGAATAGTGGTCTGGATTCTGATAAGGATACAGTCCGTAAGCAGAAGCGTAAACTGTCCTACTATGCCAACATCTATGTTGTGCAGGACAAAGCAAATCCCGACAATGAAGGTAAAGTCTTCCTGTATAAATTCGGTAAGAAGATCTTTGACAAGATCATGGAAGCTATGCAACCTGAGTATGAGGATGAGACTGCAATCAATCCTTTCGATTTCTGGCAGGGTGCTAACTTCAAACTGAAACTGAAGAAGGTTGCAGGTTACTGGAACTATGATTCTTCGGAGTTCGCTGCACCCGCACCTCTCCTTGATGATGACGATGCACTGGAAGCACTGTGGAAGAAGCAGTATTCACTGACTGCTCTGACTGCTGCTGATCAGTTTAAGTCTTATGAAGATCTGGACAAGCGTCTGAAGATGGTGCTTGGTGCTAAACCACCTGCTCGTCGTTACGATGAAGAACTGGAAGACGAGAGCGAAGGTCGCGGATCTTTCTCCCCTAACTTTGAGGCAAGCAAACCGCCCGCTGCAGACTTTAATGCACCGGACATCACCCCAACTAAGTCTGCTGACTCAGATGAAGATGATGCATTGTCTTATTTCCAGAAACTCGCTGAGGAATGATGAGATACAACCAGTTGTGCTTGACCCTTCTGGTTATCGCAGCATATATTAATCTACTGAAATAGTCTAATATTATCTCCACGCTTTAAGGATTCAGTCACATACTGACTGGATCCTTTTTTATATGTCATAATCTTTTCGAGATCATCAAGAGCAACATTTAAATAGCGTGCCTTTAGTATCCAAATGTTTCTTCTTTGATCTTGAATACTATTTTCATACTCTAAGTTTGTTACTTCTTTTACTGGGTTTGTTGTAAATGCAGAGTTATTATCACTATATTTAAAGTCAAAATCTGATGGCACCCTGAGACCTGCTTTCAGAATTCTAACACCTGTGCTATTTTTTATCTCAATTGTTTCATGATGATGTGTGTCATTTATTTTTTCATATGTTCCATACTTGTCTAAAAGAAACTGATCAAAATTATATTGTGTGAGTGGCCATTCTGTTTGTATATTTACAATATTATTTGATGACAAAATCACCCAATCAAGATCAGAATCTCCGTATGCTTTAAACGCAACATTATCTGGTCTATCGTCACCTTGTATTTTCCACTTTGTAAATGCAGTAAGATCCTGAAATAAATCTTCTCTTAGTTTTGCCTTTTTAAATAAATTTTTTACCGCAATGTAATCTGATATATTAGCATCGGGGAGTCTGCTAACGTAATCAAGATTGGGGACTTTGTTAAAGTAATTTGACATCTTAGAAACCTATCTCTATTTCGTCACCTGTACCATAGTCATCGTTAAACACTGGTTCGAGTTCTTTCAACTGCATTGATATTTTGTATGCAGTCATATAACCATCTGTTAGTGTAGAATAATTTTGTTGAGGAGTATAATCAACTTCAAGATTGGTCATTGCACACTCCTTCATCTTACCTATAAATGGATGGTCTTTACTTCCATCACCTCCAAGAACATACTGAACTTGAAATACATTTGGAGATAAAAGAAATAGATTTGCTTCAGATCTAATGGGTGACATTCCCTGCTTGAAGAATTTTATTATCTTTATAACCTCGTCTGCCTCAAGTTTACTTCTTGGGACTAAATCAAAACTAAACTGAAAACCTCTAAGAACTGGTTTATCGAATAATAATTCTAAGTTGGGATTAAATGTCATCCCAGTTGCCCTTGTCATTAGTCTTTTGACACCCACTGCTTTACTAGCAAAAGTTTCTCCAATAGCCCTCTTGACATCTTCACTATTAGTCGTTAATCTATTTACAATGTTTGTTGCAGCGTCTCCCGCAGATTCTCCAGATACACCTGTCATTGCCCTTGCAAGCGGAGCACTTTGTATCTGAACTTCGTTCATAGGGTCTGCTGCCCACTCAGCGCCATTTTGATCCCTTATACCACCTGGTATTGGTAAACTGACTGATCCAAGTCTTACCCTATCACCAGTCTCTCCATTTGGTCCTTTTCTTAAAGAGTTTGCCCGATCACCAAATCCAAATCTGTCTCCACTATTTAATTTTTTTGGTTTATATTCTAACAGAGTAAACTTCATGAAGTCTTGTATTGTACTTCTGTCTTTGGGATAACTGAAATCCCCAAACGCTCCTGCACCCTTTCTTGTCCCACTTCTTTTTTTTACGCTATCAATAATTGACTGAGCATCTTCATTTAGGGTAGATAAATCCTCAGCAGCCTGCTGCTCAGCAACCTCATCTTCAGTTCTACCTGGAGCTGGTAATGAACCTTCATAATCTGGATCAAGTAATTTATTCGCCCTATCTAATGCAGCTGCAGGATTCTCACCAGCACCTTCATTTCCCCTGACGGCAGCTTCCAATGCCTTCTGTCTTAATTTCTTTTGATTAGCTTCTGATAAAAATTCTTTTCTTTGCTGTTCGTTGAAAACCTCATAGAACCCTGCATCCAGAAGCGGGTCATTAGGTACAAATTCTTCGCCAGGTTTGATTGACCCAATTTCGATGGATGGCAATATTCCTTTATCTTCGTAGTAAGTTGCTTCACCGGTCACCGCATCTACTTCTACGTAGAGTTTTTTTCCAGGATCTACTGGAGATGGAAATTGATTATTCTCTCCTCCATATTTACCAGACATTAGACACTATCTTTCTAGTTATTTAGTACCTCTTTTGCATATTGCACTGAGATTAAATCATCAAGTTCATCTCTCTGCACAATATAAACTTGACCGACTACTTCTCCCCATGTATATTGTCTATACATCCTCCAGTGAAAATTGAAACCACGAAATCCCCACTGGAATAATTCTGTCACCAAAACTAAAGGGTGCTGATCATATCTTATCTTTGGTGTCTTTGCTTGATATAAAAAAGTACAAAGTGTTCCTGGATCAGGGACAGGTGTGACAGTATCATTGAGAGCATCCATGATCATGACCATCTGATCCTCAGTGTCCATGGTCTCATTTAATGTTGTGAGTATGGGTTCGATACGATTCATCTGATTCCCAGTTCTTTCTCTGTGATTACCTTAAATTGAATTCGTCTGTCCTCACAAAACTCAACTGCAGCTTTCCATTTTGCTTGGTTCACTGCATAGGTTTTACACTCACGTATCAGTGTTTTCTTTTGCTTTTTACCTGGCACTGGCGGTAAGGTTTCACGATAGGGTTTTACTTCTATCACATATGTTTTGATCGTGCCCGTGCTTTCTCTTACTTTTATAATGAAGTCTGGGAAATACTTATGCACTTTCCTGTCTACTGGAGACACATATGGTATGTAAAATTCTTCACTTCCCCATTCAAGTATGTTTTCATTTAGATCACAGTAACGACAAAACTTTCTCTCCCAACTACTACGGCATATAATATTTTCAGAATTGCCTTTATATTTCTTCGGATGCGAAGGTTTGTATTTACTTTTTATGCTTTCTCCCATACATAGTATATAAGGTAAAAACTATTTATAGATGCCTAGCGTAAAATCAATTGACGATATTAAATCGTCACTATTAAGACCATCACTAACATCACATTTTTATGTGCAGTTTGCTTTGCCCTCAGCAGGACAAACAGGAAGTGAATTATTTAATGAAAGATTAAAGTCTGCTGGAATTGAGTTTCCAACAAGTCAAGACACCTTGAACTTATTGTGCTCAGAAGCATCACTACCTGGATCTAGTCTTGCTACATTTGAAATTAATAATGACAGAACAGGAGTAACTGAAAGACACGCTCATAGAAGATTTTTTGATGATAGAATTGACTTTACTTTTTACGTTGATGTTCAAGATTATTTGCCGATTATATTTTTTGAAACTTGGATGGAGTTCATAAGTGGAGCAGGTAAAACTCTTGACTTTGTGACTGCTGACCGCAATGAGAGAACTAGTAAGAATTATTTTTATAGAATGAACTATGCAGACGATTACACTGCAGACAGAGGACTATTTGTTTATAAATTTGAAAAAGACTTTGGTAAAAAATCAAGCAACCCATTAGGAGATCCTAGGTATACGTCTACCGGTCAATTTCTTGAGTATGAATTCTTTAGATCTTTTCCAATTGCTATGAACTCGATGCCAGTTTCATATGAGACAGCAAGTCTTTTAAAGTGT